GTCGCAGTTCAGCTCGGCTGACTACAACGCCATTCGCGCGTTGATGGCCGGCGAGATCAACAGCTTCATTGGCTTCCAGTGGCACATCATCGACAACCGCACTGCAACGGGTCAGGAAGGCGGCCTCGGGCTTGCCTCGGCTGGCGTCCGTCAGGGCTGGGCGTGGCACGAAGAGTCGGTTGGTTTCGGTGTCGGCATCGACATGAAGACCGAGATCAACTACATCGCCGAGAAGACCAGCTACCTGGTCAACGGTGTGTTCAAGGCTGGCGCCTGCGTCATCGACGTTAAGGGTGTCCAGGGCGTTCAGTACACGGAATAAGGGGAACCATCATGGCTTTTGATCGCAACGGTCTTTACTGCGTTACCCCCGGCGTTCCGGCTGGTCATCGCATCTGGAAGTACACCACGCTCGACACCCTCACGGATGTGGACGGCTCGGGGTACTTCGACAGCGCCAGCAAGGAGCTGGCCCTCGGTGACATCATCATCGCGGTGACGGTGACTGGCACAGTCAAGACGCCGACGGGCTACACCGCCGGCGCTGACAAGGCCGGTCTGGCCATCGTCAACGGCAATGCCTCGGGAGTGGTGGACATCACCGACTTCACGGACATCGCCACTGCCGACAGCGACTAATCGGTTTCCTGCAACTCGTCGGAGAGGCGCAGGTCTTTGGCGGCGGTATGGGTTAGCTCCTACCGCCGCTGTTTTGAGGAGCAAGCATGGCCACTATTTCTGCCGCGGTTACTCAGGTTAGCGGTCAGGCGGCCGTCATTACTTGGGCGAGTCTCACTAGCGCCACGTCTGACGTAGGCGAAGCGGTCGAGATGCCGTACTTGTCTGACCGTTCGGTTCAGGTGTTTGGCACCTTTGGGACCGGCGGCACCTGCACGCTGCAGGGCTCCAACGATGGCACGAACTGGGCCACCTTGGACGATACTCAGGGCGCAGCCATCGCGTTGACTGCAGCTAGCATCGAACAGCTGGCACCGATCACGCGATACATTCGCCCAAACATCACGGCAGGCAGCGGCGCCACAATCACTTGCGTGGTTTATTGCGCTAAATCAGCCTAATATGCGCCGCCGCCGCTCTCTAAGTCACGGATTCTCCCCGCGCCAACTATTCAACGGTGGCATGCAAGGTGCGTGGTACGACCCAAGCGACTACAGCACGCTGTTTCAAGACAGCGCAGGAACAACGCCTGTAACTGCGGTTGAGCAATCTGTCAGGTTGATGCGTGACAAATCCGGCAACGGCAACCACGCAACCGCACCTAGCGATGCTTCTCGGCCTGTGCTGCGGTCGCGGTACAACAATTTTGTTGCTACCGCCACTCTTGCTACGCAAAGCGTCACTACGTTGGCGACAACGTACAAACTGTCGTTTAGCGGCGCTGGCACTATTACGCTAACAGGCACCAATATTGGCGTGTATTCGGCTGGCACAACCACTATTACCTGCACTGCGGGAACGCTAACAGCAACGGTTGCTGGCACGGTTACAGATGCTGACTTGCGACTGTCCTCCACGGCAGCATCTATGCCTGCGTATCAGTTGGTCACTACATCAACCAACTACGATACGGCGGGCTTTCTGCCGTACCTTGCGCTGGATGGCACGGATGACTCGTTTGGCACGGGCAGCATTGACTTTACCGCGACGGATGCAATGTCAATCTGTGCGGGCGTCACGAAACTTAGCGATGCTGCACAGGGATTGGTTGCCGAACTAAGTGCAAATGTAAGCGTTAACAACGGCGCTTTCTGGCTGTATGCCCCTATAAGCACTGTCAATAAAAACTATGGCTGGCGGTCAAAAGGTACAGCAAGTGCCGACGCTAACGAGCCATCACTATCAACAGTGGCCCCAATTACCAATATTCTCACAGGAATTGGTGACATTAGCGGGGATGTTTCAACGCTTCGTGTTAACGGCGTCCAAGCAGTTACTAGCGCAACAGACCAAGGCACGGGAAATTACGGCAACTATCCGCTGTACATCGGTCGCCGCAATAACACTTCACTGCCACTTAACGGGCGTCTTTATCAGATGGTTGTCTGCGGCAAGGCACTCAGCGCGTTGGAGCTGTCCGCAGTCGAAACATTCGTCAACAGAAAAACGGGGGCATACTAATGGCTAACCAGAAGATCTCTGCCCTGTCCAGCGGCAACCCGGCTGCTAGTTCTGACGAGCTGGTCATCGCCCGTTCTGGCGCCAACTACAAGGTGACGGCCGCATCGCTGGCCGCTCTACGGCTTCCGGCTGGCAGCACGACTCAGGTGCAGTACAACCTAGCTGGCGCTCTGGCTGGCTCTGTCAACATGACGTTCAGCGGTTCGACCCTGACGCTCGGCGTGGCCGGCACGGCTGGCGGCGCCCTGGCATTGAAGGGTTCGACCTCCGGCACGGCAACCCTGCAGACGGCCGCAGCTGCTGGCACGGTGACTGTCACCCTGCCGGCCGTCACCGATACGCTGGCGGTACTGGGTGCCAACACGTTCACCGGAACGCAGACGCTGTCCGACGTGAACATTGTCCTCGGCACCGCAACCGGCACCAAAATCGGCACGGCGACCGCGCAGAAGCTCGGCTTCTACAATGCCACCCCCGTAGTGCAGCAGGCCACGACTGGCACTGCTACTGGGTTTACCGCCAACACCGGCCCCACGGTCCGCGATGAATCGACCTTCACCGGCAACAGCGGCACCAAGGCATACACCGTGGGCGACATCGTACTGGCGCTCAAGAACCTCGGCCTGCTGGCTGCGTCCTAGTTACTTGCCGCCCATTGCCGACGGGTGATTCTGTCGGCAAGGTGGCAGAATCCCGCATTGGAGGCCACCCATGCCCAGTACTAGCGAAGCCCAAGCCCGCCTCATGGCGGCAGCTGCACATGACCCAAAGTTCGCCAAGCGCGCAGGCATTCCCGTGAAGGTGGCCAAGCGCTTCAACAAGGAAGACACCGGCACGAAGCTGTTGTCCAAGGCGATGAAGGCCCGGTCACTGTTTGACGCCAAGGCCTGACCATGGCGTCTAAGCTCGACATCGTCAATGGCGCCCTAATCGAAATGGGCGAAACGCCACTTCAGTCCCTGACTGAGGACATCGAGTCGGCGATTACGGCTGGCTACGTCTACGACCAGGTATATCACGACCTGCTGTCGAAGGCGCCGTGGCGGTTTGCGATGACCAAGCAGACGCTGTCCCTGCTGGTGGCCGTCCCGCTGAACGAGTGGGCGTACCAGTACCAAATCCCGTCCGAATGCGTGCGCGTCCTGCGGGTTTACCCCGATCAGGACTACGATATCTACGGCGATACCATTTACGCCAAGTCGAGCGAGCTGGCGGTGGACTACGTTGCCAAGGTGACTGAGGACATGCTGCCGCCGTACTTTGTGCGCCTGCTGGTGCTCGAGCTGGCAGTGCGGATGTCGATGAGCATCACGGCCAGCGCTGCCGCCAAGGGGATGCTGGTGCAAGAGAAGCAGCTGCAGTTCGCTGCGGCTCTGGCTGCCGACGCCCAGCAGCGCCCGAACCGTCCGTTCCTGTCGCGTCCGTTCCTTGACGTCAGGTACTGAGCATGGCTCAGACCAGCGTCTTTAAAAACAACTTCACCTCGGGCGCACTGGACCCCCGGCTGCACTCCCGGCTGGACATTGCCCACTACGAGAACGGGGCCGAGACCCTCGACAACGTGGTGGTGATGCCCTACGGCGGGTTGCGCCGGCGCGGTGGCCTGCGTTCCATTTACCACCTGCCAATAGACTCTCACGGCAATGCCATGCTGGCGCGGTTCGCGTTTAACTCGACCGACCAGCAGTATCTGCTGTGCTTCACCGAGAGCCGGATTTACTTCTTCCGTGACTCCGAAATCATTCAGAACATCAACGCGACCGGGTTGGATTACCTGGCATCGCCGTGGCCAGTGGCGGTGGCACGCGACCTGAAGTGGTCGCAGACCGCTGACACCATGATTATCGTCCACGAGGACTACGCCCCCTACAAGCTGGTGCGTGGCTCTACGGACGCCACATGGACGCTGGCGGCCATCACCTTCGACGCCCAGCCGCAGATTGACTACAACGACGCGAGCAGCCCGACGCCGGTCTCCGAGGTGCAGGACATTACCTTCACCAACTTCACGACTGGCAACACGTTCAAGCTGGACCTCGAGAACGTCCTGACCGAGTCCATCACCTACGATGCCTCGTCTACCTCCTCGACCGCTGACCGCATCCAGAAGGCGCTTGCCAACTTGTATGTGGTACGTAGTGGCGAGGTCTCCTGTGCCTTTACGAGCGGCACGACCTACCGGGTGACGTTCTCTGGCGGGTCTGCCAAGGACTACCAGACGATGACTGGGTTTGCCACGTCCGGCAGTGGCACCATTGCTATCACTCAGATTACGGCAGGCTCGGTTCGCACCGAAAATGCGTGGAGCGTCACCCGCGGCTGGCCAAAATCGGTCTGTTTTTACGAGTCGCGGCTGGTATTTGGCGGGTCCAAGTCCAAGCCGGCTACCGTATTCCTGTCCAAGAGCAATGGATACTACGATTTCGGGCTGGGTTCTGGCCTTGCCGATGACGGCATCCAGAAGACGCTGGACACTGACCAGGTAAATGCCATCGTCAACGTGGTGCCGGGTCGCCACCTGATGATTTTCACCGAGGGCGGCGAGTTTTTCGTCCCCGATTTCCCCATCACCCCCGAGAACAGCAACTTCCGGCCGCAGACCACCTTCGGCTGTGCCACGCCTGACCCGATTGAGCTGGAAGGCGCGGTGCTTTTCCTCGACCGCTATGCTCGCGGGCTGCAACAGTTCCTGTACAACGACGTGGAAGCGGCCTACACCGCCAACAGCATTAGCCGGCTGTCCGGACACATCATTGACACCCCGCTAGACATGGATGTGCAGCGCAGCTCGGCGCTCGAGGACACCAATCTGGTGTATCTCATCAACAACGATGGCACCGTGGCGGTCCTGAACCACCTGCGGGCCGAGTCGATTG